TGAGCGCTCTGAGTTCCATAGCCAGTAGCAGCCCAAGGAGCGTTGGAAGCCCACCCGATTGTCATGCCCATAATTTGCACCCCTTTCCAGATACGGCCTCAGCCTATCCCAAAACCCCAGTAATTGCAGGCTATCCAGAACCTTGACATGTAATACAAAACCCCCGATACTTAGAGGGTAGCCAACAGGGGCTGCAGGCAAAGGAGGCCAAAATGAAAGAACTAACGCAAGCACAGAAAGCCCTAGCATTCGACCTATGGATTTCTTTTAAGGAAGCAGGTCATGGCGACTACTTAACCGAGCAGGAATTTGAAAACCTTTGCTTCGGCCTTGGAGTGGCTGTTGATTATTCAAGCGTTGCACGTTTGACAGTTGGTAAGTATCGCTTCGATTTGATGAGCGCTGTTAAGTACGCGGTCGCTGCACCACCTAAAGCATTCCCAGCGAGCATCACACCTTACGTGAAAGAAAATGAACCTACCTACTGCGTTGACCCTAACTGTGAAGTATGCGAGGTTTAATTATGAAAATCAAAATGCCAACAACGGAATCAGTAATCTGCCTAGAGTGCTTCGAGGAACAGCAAGTTCCTTGGAGTGACTTTGGCGCGACCATGCCATGCGTTGCTTGTGATGCAGCGCCAGCAATGTTAGAAAAGGAGTCAGAATAATGAGCGACTACAACGGTTGGAAAAACCGAGCCACTTGGAATGTGGCTCTATGGATTAACAATGACGCTGAGCGTTATGAGCAGGCACGCGGATTCATGTCATACGCAGCCGACAACAAAGATCCAATGGCTGCCGTAAATCCATACCAGCGCTTTGTTTACATAAACGGGCTAGGCCATACCCCCGACGGATACTCGTACACCGACGAGTCATTAGATATCGAAGCGCTAGATGAAATGATGCGCGACCTGTAAATAAAGAAGTCCCCCCTCCAAGCCTGCGCTCTCGGAGGGGGGACACTTTTGTCCTAATGAATAATTAGGAAGCAGCACCAACAAAGTGCTTGATGTGGCTAGTCTGGATTAGGTTTCCATCAACGCGAATGGTTGCACGGAATGTAACCAAATCGTTTGAGAAAGCGAAATCATCAGAGCGATCAAGACGAATGCCGCCTACGGTACGAACGTAGTATGACGGCAAGTGTCCGAATGCAACTGACTTAGCAGAGGTTGCGGTATCAGCGATTGCTGGGTTTTCGTAGATTGGGTATCCAAGCAATAGGTCGCGTGCTTCAGCCGATAGTGACGGGCTGAATAGGTACTGACCTGCAGAGTCCTTTAACTTGCGAACCTTGCCAATGCTTGCGCCATTCATCTGCCAACCAGTTCCTGCTAGACGACGGCCTGCAACATCAACGCTGTAAACCAAGTCAATTAGGTTATCAGCAGTGAATACGCCTGCAACGCCAGTTCCACCAGTTACGCCTGCGCTTGTGCGAGTCATAAGACCATTTGGCTGAACAGTGCCAGTTCCAGTTGTCAATGCAGCATTTACTGAGTAACCAAGTGCGTTACCAGTCTGCTCTGCAAGGAATCCAAGAACATCAACACCAGCATCTTCGATTAACTCACGTGACATTTGAGTTAGGAATGAATACTTGTATGCGCCAAGAGTTACAAACGCATTGAAAGTTGGATCGGACTCGCCGATTGCGCTTCCTTCTGCAAATGCAGTTCCTGAACTGTAAGTAGCCAAACTTGGAATCTGTAGGTTCTCTCCACCTGAAGTGTTAAGAACTGTTGAAGTTTCAAGCATTGGACCTACGTGGCGAGCAAGCATCAAAACCTGATCGTAGAAAGAGGTCGGTACTGGAGAACCAGTGCTGGTCTTTAGAACATCGCGCTTTTCAAAGTCGAATGAGCGGATTTCTCCACGTGCCATTGCACGAATTGTGTCAGCATCAGTTGAAACTGTTGCTGCTGCTTCTGGTCGTGCCTGTGCTTCAAATCCACGCATGGCTTCGGCTGCACGTTCTTCACGAGCAGATACTTCTTTCATCTGTTCGATAACTGCGGAACGCTTATCAAGGTCTTCCATGATGCGGTCGTAAGTTTGGTTTTCTTCAGCGCTTAGATCGCGCTTTTCGTTTGCGGCGTGGTCAAGAAGTGATTTGGCTTCTTCCCAAGCGGTGGCGCGTGCTTCTAGTTGCGCCTTAATGTATTCAGCCGACATGGCTTTACTCCTGTTGTTGTAGTTGTTGGTTTCCGCGACGGCTCCGTACAACGGTGATGGCAGAGGCTCCTCACACCAATAATTATTATGTCACAAAAATTGTCGCTATTAGCGAGTTTCTGTTGGCTTGACTACTCGTTCTTCTTGCTTTGGCGAGTGTGCTTTAACAATGGCCTTAGATAAATCTTCTGCTATTTCAAAGATCGTGCCTGTTTCTGGATTGCCTGCGGCTTCCAGCAATGCTTTCTTTACTGACTCTACATTCATTAGTTAAACGCTTTCATCATAAGTTCCAACTGCTTACGCTTAATTTCTAGCAACTGGTCTTGGTTTGGTTGATTGTCTTTTCTTAGTTTCTGTACGACTTCGGTTAGAAGTGAAGCGTGCTGCTCCTCTAAATCCTCGCCAGATTCTAAACGGTGAATGGCATCAGCAAGATCATCAGCATTAATACGAGTGCGCTCTGACAATAGTTCCAGCGAGCGTACTGACGCACTAGTTGCTTGATAGGCAGGGAAACCAGTCACGATAGAAACTTCATGCAGGCGTACTTGGTTTAATTCTCTGGTGTTATCGTCAATCCACTTATCGCCATTTGGTGGAACGCTAAAGCCAAATGACATAGAGTTCACGTCACCTCTTTGCATAAGGATTGATAGGTCTTTACCGTCAGTAGTTGGTGGCAAGTCTGCCTCGGCTAATAGGCCACGTGAATCCTCAATAAGCCTAAGCGTTCCTGCACGTGTTGAGCCTAGAACTCTGTCGGTATTGTGATTAACAAATAGTTTGATTTCATTGCGTGATTTTAGTGAGCGCTTAAATGCACCCTCACGAATAAACTCAGTAAATGGAAGCGGCTCGCTAGGTGAGTTAAATACTGCAGCGTAACCACGAAAGGTCATGCCATTTGAAGTTTCGTCAATGTCGCGCACATCAAACTCTACGTGATTTACTCGGCGCTCTACTTTACTGGTCACAGGAATCCTCTCGTCATTGTTTAAGTTTACATTCAAACTTGCCCATCGTGCTTGTTCTTCTTCAGCCCGTATGCGTTCGACTACGTTTTGCGCATAATTTAGAGCGCGTCTTGCTTGTGACTTACTAGGTCCAGAACCCCAAAGCAAGTGAGCAACAACGCCTGCACTTGGGTAATTATCGGAACTAGGGTTCGCATCAGGTGAGTCTAGATCACCCAAATGACGAGCAATCCATGCTGCAATACGAATCCACTTATCATCAGATACTTGGCCTTGTGCCATAAGACGGGCTTCGCGGATAGTGCGATCTACCAGCCCATCGCCGCCCTGTCCGTCTGCGTAGTATTCAAGCCCACGCCTAGCGGCTGCACGCATGTAACTTGGGGCATCTTGATTTATGGCGCGATCGTCATCCATGTCCTCATCGTCTGGTTCTTCAAGGTCATCAATCTTTGTAAGTGTTGAAAACTTATGGCCTACTATCACGTCAGTTTCAGACCAGCCGCCCTCCACCTTTTGATAGACCTGAATTAGTGCTGCAGGGTCTTCTTCAGTGGCAGAAATGGAAAAATCAGTTTCGGGAACAATTAAGTTTCCAGATGTTTCTATTCGCAAGATTTCGCCTCTGGCGCGACCACCTGATGAGTTCCAAGAAACGTAGTCACCGACTTGCAGTTCATTAGGCAATGCGCGCTCGCCGCCAACTTCTACATCCTCAGAAAGTGAAATTGCAACCATTTGATCTACTGCATCTTGCTTTGTCGCATGGCATCCAATAACTTCGCCATCCTCTTTTATCGTTGCCCAACCTGAGCAACCCTGTGCTTTTTCTGTAATGTAATAAGGCATTAGAAAGTCTGCCTTAGCCAAGAAACTATGTGGTCGCCAGATTCGCTTATCGCATAAAGCGCTTCGCCAGCGTTAAGTGTCAGTTCTATGCTATCCAGTTTTTGCAGCGCTAATCCATTGGTAATGCTTACGTTGCTTCCACCTAGAAATAAAGTTTTCGTATTGTCGTTATTATGAACATGCAAGCGAGATGGGTTACTTGATGAGCCATTTATCCCTATTGGGGTTGTGCCAACAGTTGTTTGT